AATATGTCAAATTACGAAGCAACTAAATACGATTTTGATGGAGCAAACCTTACAGGTATAGAAGGAATTCCTACAGCAACTATTGTGCCGTGGTCTTCAGCATCAGTTCCATCAGGTTTCTTAGAGTGTAACGGCGCAGCTGTTTCAAGATCAACTTATGCAACTCTATTTGGAATCGTAGGTACGACTTACGGTGTAGGTGATGGTGCAACAACTTTCAATGTACCTGATTTAGCAGATAACGTACCGGTTGGAAAATCTAACAACAAATCTTTAGCATCAACTGGTGGAGCAAACACTGTAACATCAACTGGAAACGTTGCAGGTTCAACAGCTAATGCTACGTTGTCAGAAGCACAACTTGCTAGTCATAGTCATTCAATAGCAAGTGCTAATCAACCCACTAATCCAGCAGGTCCGCATTTGTTCTTACAACCAGGGAGAAATTCTACTTTAAATCCAACAGGTATATCTACTACAAATTCAGGTTCAGGTAGTGGTCACTCACATAACATGAGTGCAAACTTTGCAGGTGATGCTACATCTGTTTTACAACCTTATTTAACAGTTATTTATATTATTAAAACTTAGGAGAAAAAAATGGCAACAAACGCAAATTGGACAGTAGTATTTGAAGACAAAATAATTATTAAAAATTATGCAGAGGGTGCTTCAAAAGGTATTGGATATGTTATTAATGATGATTCATTTTGGTCTGATTCTAAATTCTCAAATATCTGGGCTATTCAATATGGAAATTCAATTACTTCTGATGAAGTAGAATACAAAGATTCAACGCCTCATTCATCATTTGCTGATGCAAATATTGGAGACATTAGTCAATTTTTATCTAAATGGGACTCAGCACATTTAGTTAAATTACAAGCTGATTGGGATATTGATAATGAGGTAGATGAAACCGAAGCTGAAAAAATTACTAGATTAGGTGCAAGACCTACTTCTTATTCTTCTTAAAGAATTATTTCTTTAATTCAATAATTTTTATATTGCCTGCGATAGTAATATTATTTGAATTAGGTTTTACCCAATGCTCTAAGTAAGAAGGAAATATTATTATATCTCCTTGTTTAGAATTAGGCTCATAAGCTTTATCAAAAATTTTGCTATCAAAAATTTCTAATAATTTTTTAATAGGTGAATTAAAAACTGTATGTGATTTATTTACTTTGTAATATATTATAAATGAAAAGTCACTTGGATGAACATGAGAGCCTTGATAGTTTTTTTTATTGTATTTATTAATCCAAATACAATCTAAGTTAAATACAAAATTCTTACAGTAAGGTTTTAATAAATAAGATAATAAATCTGTTAAATTAATATTTAAATAGTTCATAGAACTAACGTCTAATAAAGTATCACCTATTAATGTAGTTTGTATATTAGATTCAAAAGTTTTATTAAATTTTTTACCTATAATTTTTAATTTAGACAAGTCTAAAGTTTTAGTTGCAATTAAATTGGGAAATATATTATCTACTTTAACAATAGAATTCATCTTAACATCATCCAAGAAGTTAGAATATATTTTTCCCCTGATAATGGGGAGTTACCTCTGTGAACATAAGGAAATCCTGCAGGCCATATAACTATTCTACCTGTTTTAGGTTTTACTCTTTTTGAAAAATGTAAGAATTCTGTTTCTCCACCTTCTTCTACATCATTTAAATATATAGAAAAAACAAAAGCTCTTGATTCATTATCAAACCCTTTTCCATGTTCTATGTGCCAAACATGGTAGCCTTCTGTAGGAAGTGTTTTTTGAATTTTTAAACTTGTGAAATGAAAAGGAATTCCATAAGCATCACTAGCCCCAGTGTTTTCTATATAATGCTTTAAGGCTATATCAAAATTAAACATCATGGGTTTTAAAGATTCCCACCATATATCTACATTATTATGGGCTGCAAAAAACTGTTGATCTTGTTTTTGTAAAATAGATGCTTTTTCTCCACCTATTCTATTAATTGTATTATTAAATTTATTTTGGTCTTCATATAATTGTATTGCTTTATTACATTCTTCTTTAGTAATGTAATTATCATACACCCCTATAAAATTGTTTATATTAACTGTTTTCTCCATTATTTTCTCCTTTATTTATAAATATTTGAATTGTTTTTCTAGGTACTAGTGATTTCATTACAGGGGTTACTTTATGTTCAAGTGGAGCCTTAACTATAACCATTGAATTTCCAACGAGAGGTATAAAACCATTAGCATTTTCATCTCTAAATAAAAACTCTCCTCCAAATTTAAAATTCCATCTTCGATTTATATAGTAAGTTATACCATAAAAATGTCCATAATCATTATGCCAATTAATGCCAGATCCGTTTTTCATTGAATGAATTAAGGGTTTAAAGTTTTTAATTTTTATTTTATGAAATGGATTATTTTCTAATAATATTTTAATTTTTTGTAATGGTTTATATTTAGTATCTAGCCTTGTATTTTCAACAAAATTTCTATGTCCGTGTTTTAAATCTTTTTGCCAATTTTTTTTAGTAGATTTTAAATTAATTAATTTACTTTTAAATACATCGTAGTGTATTTTTTTATAAGTAGGATAATCTAGAAAATTTTGTATGTAATATAACTTATCAGGTATTGAATATATTAATTTCATGAATATAAAAAACAGTTAATTGAATAACGTGTTCCTTTTGTTATAGGTTCAGTGCCGTGAATCCATATAAGCTCTGCTGGAAACAACATTGCATCCCCTGTTTTAAATACTTCTTTAATTTGACCATCAAAAAATCTAAATTCTCCTCCTTCATAATCTTCATTTAAATTTAATGTACAAGAAGCTCTTATAGTTCCTCCAACATCAGTATGATCTTTTATAGATTGATCTACATTATATTTCAATATTCTAATATTTGAACTAGAACTAATTAATATATCACTAAAAGTAGGGGATATTTTTTTAGATTTAATATGGAGTACATAATTAGCTATCATTATAGATATATATTTCTTAGCTTCATTTAAAGCATATAAAATATCTTCGTTTGGATTTTGTATTGCAGACAAGTTTAAACATTTAAAATTATCTTCTTCTTTTTTTTTAGTTTTAAATTTATAGCTTTCTTCTGTTAAAGACAGTTCAGAGTATTTTTCGAATATATCTATTATCTTTTGACACACATTCAACGGTACTAAACCATTGATTCTATACTTTAAATCTGATATTTTATGGTCAAAGGACATTATATTGTATCTTTCATTCTCGATAAAACTAATATATAACACAATTATGGCCTTAAAAAAAGTAGATTTTGCACCTGGTTTTAATAAACAGAGCGTACCTTCAGCTCTTCCCGGACAATGGGTAGATGGAGATTTTGTACGTTTTAGATATACCGCACCTGAAAAAATAGGTGGTTGGGAACAATTAACAGCTGCATCTAAAACATTACCAGGCGCAGCGAGAGCGCAATTAGCTTGGACTTCTCTAGCGGGAGAGCGTTACGCTGCTATAGGAACCTCTCAAGGTTTATTTTTATACTATGGTAATGATTTTTTTGATATTACTCCATTAGACACAGCTATCACAGGATGCACTATAACAACTGTTAATGGTTCAAATACTGTAACTATAAATAAAGGATCTCACGGTTTAGCTAAAGGAAGATATGTAACCCTTTCTGCTGTTACAGTAACAGCTGCTTCAGATTATACACCAGCTGAATTACAACAAGTTTATGAAATATTAACTGTTCCTGATATAGACAAGTTTACGATACAAGCTTCACGAGCAGAAGGAGGAACAGGCATGACTGCAGCAGGTGCTGCAACTGTTAATCCTTATGTTGAAGTAGGACCCACTACTCAAACAACGGGTTACGGCTGGGGAACTTATTTATGGGGAGATTCTACTTGGGGCACAGAACGAACCACAAGTACCGTTACATTAGATCCAGGAAATTGGAGTCTTGATAATTTTGGTCAAGTATTAGTTGCAACTATATTTGATGGTAGAACTTTTACGTGGAATGCTGGAGCATCTGGAGCTCGAGGTATTCGAGCATCACAATCTACATCTGGTTTTTCTACGTCAGCTAACCCTACAGCTAGTCGATTTACATTAGTTTCAGATAGAGACAGACATTTATTTCATTTCGGAACAGAAACAACGATTGGAGATTCAACAACTCAAGATCCGATGTTTGTAAGATTTTCTAATCAAGAAGATTTAAATACTTATTTACCAACTGCTACTAACACCGCAGGTACTTTTAGATTAGATACAGGTAATGAAATTAGAGCAGCTCTCCAAGGTAAGGATTATGTTTTTGTATTAACAGATCTTGCTGCTTATGTAATTCAATTTGTTGGTCCACCTTTTACTTTTAGTGTTAGACAAGTGGGTACTAACTGTGGATGCATAGGACAACATGCAGCTTCTTACGTTAATGGCGCTGTTTATTGGATGTCTAATGAAGGTGGATTTTTTATGTACGATGGTACTGTCAAAGCCCTACCTTGTTTAGTGG